AATGTCATCAGATCATCATTTCTCAATCCATCATGGAACTTTATTGCACCATCAAATGTTGGAAAAACTTGTCGAAAACAATCAAAAATAATGTCATCGTAGTTTTTTAACTGTGGTACCATGTCATCAGATGCCAAAAGCAACACATCGGCCTCCTCATTTTCTAAATCAGCATTGACTGCTTCAATTTTAGATTTAGAATGTCCATAGTTGTATTTAATTTTTACAGGCAATGAATTCAACCAGTCTTTAATTTTTGGCGTATTCATCGTTGAATCATCATGATCCATTGTTATTACAAATTTTACATCATGTTTGCCGGAAAGCCCATCGATGTATCTTTGTAAGACTTTTTTAAATTTTTCAGGTCTATTACGGGTTGGAAATTTGATTAATAGTTTTGCCATAAGTACTCACAATAATATAAGACATAATAAAGAAATGTCAAATATATTTATTTGACTTTATCTAAAGATACTCTATAGTTCTCTTAAAAAGAACTTTAAAGAAGAATACTAAAGATGAATCTAGAAGAACTAAAGAACTCTATAACTAAAGACTCTCAAATAGACTCTACAGAACTAGGTATAGAGTCTCTTAAGATACCTCAAATACACTCCAAGTATCTTAATCAACTTACGGATCTTAAATTACTTTTGACGAAGTACCATCATGACTTTGCCATTTTGCGTTTGCGTAAATGGAAAATTTATACTGGCAAGGCTTCTGAAGAAGAACTTGCAGACTGGAAAGAAGAACCGTTTGAATTGGATATTTTGAAGACAGATGTTGATAAGTTCATGGATGCAGATCCAAAACTCATTGAACTTAAGTCTAAAATTTCTGTTACAGAAATTAAAATTAAGATGGTTGAAGAATTTTTAAAAGCACTGAACAACAGAAACTTTGCCATCAAGTCTGCCATTGAGTGGAATAAAATGATGAATGGTATAGTCTAAATATTAGGTGCTATCATTTAAAAATTTTTTAAAAGAATCAACAACATCTAAAACAGTAAATATAAAAACTGTTGATGGTATTGATTTAGAGGGAATTTATCACCCAAATGGTGATACCGTGTTAGCGCATACACATGGTACTGCTTCATTTTATGGAAATGAAGCATTTGAACCAGATTTATTAAAATTTGCTAAATCAAAAAATTTTGGATTTTTAAGTTTTAATAACAGGGGAGCTCATATTTTTAGTGAATCTGGAGGGGCAGCTCATGAAAAATTTTCAGATTCTCCAAAAGACATTGATGCTTGGATTTCTTTTTTAAAAAATCAAGGTGTGTCAAAAATAATATTAAGTGGTCATAGTCTGGGTACGGAAAAAATAGCATATTATGCTAGAAACAACCCATCAAAAAATGTTGTTGCTGCACTATTTTTGGCTCCATCAGACACTATAGGAAATCAATTAAGATATGAGAAAAAAATTGGTAAATCGTTTTTTGATGAAGCAAACCATCTAGTAAATGCAAATAAACCAAATCAACTTCTTTCAGATAAAAAAGCACATGCTGGGGTTCTCCCAATGTCTGCAGAGGCTTATCTAGATTTTTATTTACCAAATAAACCATTACAAGACGCTCTTCCATTTAGAAATAAAAATATTAAAAAATTTAATATTCCTATTTTTGCATTGATACCAAATAAAGATCATTACAATATTACAAGTACTAGAGATTATTATTATAATTTAAGTAATGCTGGTGTAAAATCCATAATAACTGATACAGATCACGATTTTAATAATTTTGATACGTATAATACACTAAAAACATTAATAGATATTTTCTAAATATTATGTGGATATTGAAGTTGATTCTATTGATGAAGTTCGGTATTATGTAAAAACCGACAAAGGCATAAAACAAGAGTTACGGGATTATTTTTCATTCATGGTCCCAGGTGCTCAATATATGCCTTTATATAAAAAAAGAATCTGGGATGGTAAAATTCGTCTTTATGATATTCTTTCATCCACACTTCCACGCGGTTTAAAAACTTATCTAGAAAAGTTTTGTAAAGAACGGCAGTATCAACTAAATATAAAAGAGACAAAGAATCCTCTATGCATCACGGAGGACAAACTTTTACAGTTCTACGATTCATTGCAGGTTTCAGTAAAGAAACAAGCAGTGAAAATGCATTCTCATCAACAGCAGGCCATACTGCATGCTTTGAATCAACACAGATGCGTGCTGATTTCTCCTACTGGTTCGGGCAAAAGTTTGATCATATACGTCTTGGTCCGGTTTCTTCAATCCGTATTAAAGTCAGATCGGAAAATACTTATTTTAGTTCCCACGGTTGGTCTGGTGAATCAGATGGAATCAGACTTCTTTGACTATTCAAAGAACGACAAGTCTTGGTCCTGCAAGAAGTACATTCAAAAAATCATGGCTGGGGCAGAAAAAGAACTCAACAGACAGGTTGTGGTTTCTACATGGCAGTCGATATACAAACTCCCAAAGACTTGGTTTGACCAGTTCGATGCCGTCTTCTTCGATGAGTGTCATCAAGCAAAAGCCGAATCAATCAACTTCATTGGTCAAAAACTTTCAAAGGCTTGGTTTCGAATTGGTACTACAGGTACGCTAGATCAGGCACAGGCTCATCGACTTAGCATCGAAGGCATTCTTGGTCCTGCAATTCAGTTTATTCAAACTAAAGGATTGATGAATAAGGGTTTGCTTGCAAAACTCGGGATAGATTGCATAATTCTTAAATATAATGATGAGGAGAAGCAATTCATCAAGAAACAAAAATACATTGATGAATTGAAATGGATCGTAACGAATGAAAAGCGAAACGAATTCATCAAAGAACTCGCCCTCCGCACCAAGGGGAATACCCTTGTCCTCTTTAATTACGTCGAAGACCACGGAAAACCCCTCGCAGCTCTCTTGGAAGCAGCGGGAACGGATCGCAAAATATATCTCATACACGGAAAAACAGAAGCAGAGTCAAGAGAATACATCCGTAAAGTCATCGACAGAGAATCAAATGCCATTCTGGTGGCCAGTTTTGGCACGACTAGCACTGGCATCAACATTGTCAATCTTGACAATATTATTTTTGCTTCACCTACTAAATCGATTATAAGATTGCTGCAGAGCATTGGCCGTGGCCTTAGAGTGTCAGAAAAGAAGAAGACACTCAAAGTATATGACATTGTTGACGATCTTTGCTGGAAGTCACACAAGAATCACATCTACAGGCATTTCGAAGAGCGTGTGAAGATTTACAAAAAAGAAAAGTTCGATTACACCGTTCATTCGATGTCTTTTACAGACCTTGGAAAAAATAAATAGAGTAGGAGGACATCCTATGTCCGATTCGCTTCCTGAAAATCCTCTTTCAGGCACACTTAGAGTTGTTAGGTTGCTTACGGGAGAGGAATTAATTGGTCTGGTCAAGGATGTGTCCCAACACGAAATTAGTTTGAGAATGCCTGCCTTGATGGAGAACTATGCAACAAAGACTCCTGAAGGCGATATCATGGAATTCGTCAAACTTGTAAATTATCTTTACAACATCAAAGGGTTTGAAATTTTGGTTCCTCGTAACTCAATTGTCTATATGGGAACACCCACAGACGAACTTACATCAATGTATGAAGCATACTTGATTCTGATTCAAGACAACCCCAAATCAGCGATTGCACCAAATAATGTTTATGGGTCAGGAAACCAACAAGGCTTGGAACTTTTAAACGAACTTTTTAACAACGATGATTTTGTTGGTTTCATAAATGATTTAATGGAAAATTTTGAGGCTGCTGGAGTCGATCTTGGGGATGATGACGAAGAGGAAGCCGACGTAGAATCGTTTATAAGCCCCGAGGAGGAAGAAACGCCCCCGAAGCCACCCAAGCGAAAGAAACGCCGTAAAACGAAACCAGAGACCAATAAACTGCCTTATAAACCGGAGAGCCCACCAGAGGATCCGGAAAGTTGGTCAGACAACCCCAACGACTATCTTTAATTTTCGTCGCTGACATCAGATGGCACTGCATCCTGACCATCTATCCACATATCATAATATGAATATTTGAAACTGCATGTGGCTTTCTGTATGATGGCATCACTACTATCCGCCTGAAATACCAAACCATTTAATTTTACTGGAATGATGTAATGAAAAGTTGTTTGCAAAACTTCGCAATTGTTTGAAGGATCAAACAAATAAAGATTTGCTGAATGATGCCAATCTTGATATAGAAGATTGTGATCCACATCATTTGTAATATTTGTAATGTTTCGAATCCAAGAATACAAATTTTTCCAGTTTGTAAGATCTGAATCCACGATGAATTCAACATTCAATAATTCAAAATTTGCACTCATCGTTGGAACCGGAATGGTCACACCAAGAACTGTGGGTTGATTTTGATCAGGAACTGATATTCCGGGCAAATTTGCACGCTGACACATTAGTTCCATTTGCTTGGTTCCACGACCAAAGATAAGACGAAAATAACTGTTGTAGAGTGGATTAATGTTTGATGAACAGAGACTCATAGAAATATTTAGGGTAAAACAAAAACCTCCCGATTTCTCGGGAGGTTTTCGAATGTTAGGTTAAGTTATGAATCAGATGGTGTTACCGTGTAGATTCTTGACTTGAGTAATACGGTAGTATTGGTTCAAGCCCTTGGTCAACTTCTCTCCATCAGGAATATTGCTGCTGTCAAGGACGTATGGGTTGGCTACAACACCATAACGGGTCTTGAATGCAATACGGGGTTGGAAATTGTTGGGATCTACTGCACGTACCATTTGTAGCGGTACGTATGGGCAGTAGAACAGACCAGCATCATAGGGAGATTCACCCTTATAACCAGTGACGAAGAAGTTTAGTCCAACTGGGCTATAGGGGTCAATGTAGACGCGAATCTTGCCAGAGAGGATACCAGCAAAGGTATTTTGGGTATCATCAGCATTGATCTGAGGAGCGATTGCGGGGCTGAGGCTCATGAAGCCAGACATGGCTAGAGCAGCAGCGGTATCGCTGTCACAGATGATGAAGTTACCCTTACCACGGCGGGTTTCCTTGGCGATGGTGTTGCATTCACGTTCGATTTGGAAGCTGAGGCCACGAAAGCGTTCAGCAGACCAACGACCGTCTGAGTCAACATCAAGATCATAGGTTCCAGCCGATAGGAGATCGGGTTGTTGTGAACCAGTCTTGGCAACGTAGTAGATGCTGCGGACGACTTCGCGGTTGATCTCAGCAAGAATTTCGGTGCTGAGAAGGTTGGCGAGTTCGGCTTCAGCGTCTAGACCGTGAACAGCCTTGAGGTCTTGTGCCAATTCGACGGTGTAGTTGCTGCTTAGAGCGCGGGTCTTGGCTTGTACGGCAACACGGTCGATTGAGAAGGCCATTTGGTTCCAAGTACCGTAACCTGGAGTTGTTGGCGCACCACCGAGACCTTCGCCGTTTGAGGTTAGAATACCACGAAGGCTATCAAGAGTACCTGCAGTGCGGTAAATGTTTTCAAATGTTGCACCGTAGTTCCAACCAGCGGAAAGACCTCTGCTGGCTTGGAATGCAGCCGAGAGTGTCCAACCCGAACCGCCGAATTCGGCTTGTGGTTCTTGGAACATTGCTTCATTTGCGGAAGCGTATGTACCGGGCTTGGCTCCTTGAAGTTGATATTGAGCGCGCATGGCAAAGATGAGGCCAGTTGGGGCGGTCATTGGTTGAACGCCGCAGATATCATAGGCCATCAAGTTTGGCATAGCACGACGAACCAACGAGATGAGCACGGGATCATAACCAGCAACAGTTGGATTGTTCTGGTAATTCATAGGCATGCCCAAGTTGTTGGAGCTCATGTCTTCGGTCAAGTGTTGTGAACGAAGAGCCTGCTCTTGGTTTTCTAGAAGGACGGCAGTGACTTTCTTGCGATAGTCATCTTGAATCTTGGGGAGTGCATCGTGGCCGAGCACTGGATCCCATTTTTCTGTTAAAACGTCATATGGTGTATTTTCTGCGAATTGCATTTTAGTGTTTTCTCCTGTGAGTGTAAATATTTAGTAATAGTGAAATTTAGACCTTTTTATTAAGTCTACCCAACGCACCGACATAACCTTCTACGAGGGTAGTCGGGGCAGTTTTGACTGGTGCAAATGTTTGCTCTGGCTCAACGGAACGAGCAGGAGCGCGACTTGCGGGGTTTAGATAATTTTCCTTGATGGCTGTGAGTTTTTCACGGTATTCATCAACTGTACCGAAAGAAACATTTTCCATTAGGTTTTGAAGTTTGGCGATTTGAGTGTCTGCGAGGTCTCTTGTCTCAGCGACAAAGATTCCAGCACATTCAGTCAATTCGATTTGTTTCTTGAGTTCGATGGTGGCATTTACGGACTCGTTGAGTTTGTTTTCCAACTCACGGTTTTGGGCGTAAAGTTCATCAAGAACATTGTACTTCTCGTTGGGAACGTCAATGTAGTGGTTCTCAAAGAGGTTCTTTAGACCACTGATGAAGTTCTCGGCAATTTGAGTCTTGATGCCTTGTTCAACGGATACAGCGTTCTCTGTCATCCATTCTTCAACTACGTAGTCAAGGTAGTCATCTACCTTCTCTACGAGAGATTCGGTGACATTCTCAAGATATTGCTTGACGTTGCCGTCAACACCCTGAACGATGTGGGCAACAGTCTTTTCAACGCGGTCTGTGACAGCGGCTTCAAAGATTGCCTCTAGTTTGCTGACGAGTTCTTCTGAAGCGACTTCTTCACCGAGCAATGAAGCGAGGGCAGCGCGGAATTGTGCGCGGGCTTCTGCGATCATTTCTTGATCTTCAACGCTTTCTTCGACTTCGGTGGCTTCTTCTTCTTCTGTTTCCTCTATCTCCTCTTCCTCTCCGGAAGATTGAGCAGGAGCAGACATTGCTGGAGCGGCCTTACCCATCATGCCCATTGAGTTGGGTACGATTGGTGCTGGAACTCCGGGAATGGCAACAGCGCCTGTGGCAACGGGGGGAGCAGTCATTGAGCCCCTTCCTGTTCCATCGACGGAACCTTTGCCGGTTGCATCGTAATCGCCTAGACCCATGGCTTGCATGGCGGCTTCTGAAATGGTTTGTTTCTTATTTTTCATATTAAAAGGATCCTTAAGTGTAAAATTATTTATACTCCAAAATATTTAAGACTTTATCTTGTTCTACCTCCAAGTAGACCATAAAGCCAATTAGATTGTGATGCTTGTGCTTGTGGCACATAAATTGTAATTGGGGGCTTACCAGCACCGTCTACCACGTTTGCAGCGTATTCTGGACCAAAGGCAGCGGCTTGTTGTTTTAAGTATGACGTACCAGTCAAATCTTCCACAGCACCACCTAATCCACCTACAACGGTTCCGATTGCACCACCCATACCCCCTGCTTTTTGTAATACTTTACCAAACATATTTGCAAAACCTCCAGCAAATCCTGCACCAGATAATGCACTTATTGTGCCCCAACCAGTTTCAGAAGTTGGGCCAATGCCATATTTGATGGCATCCCCCCAAAATCCTGATTCTGTATCAGTTTTTGGTTTTTTTATTTCTTTACCATCTTTATCTTTCCAAGTATCCAATCCTTTACCTCTGCCACCAAAAGCTATTTTTTCTAAATTAATTTTTTCACCTTTTTTGGATTTTAATTCCAATGGACTTTTTATGACTCCTGTGGTGCTGAGATCGGAGCGTGCTTCGGCAAAATAACGTTTTCTATATTCCTTCAAATTTACATAGACATTGTCATTTGGACTGCTTTCATTTTTATGTTCAAGCAATGCACAGAGATATGTTTTTGTATTTGAAGGAATGTTATTCATGACAATTTCTTAAAATAGTTATTGAAAACCTTTACAATGTTTTCTTGAAGATCTCTTTTGGGAGAATTTTTGATCAGTTTGACGGATTGTTCACGATCTCTTTCGGTCCACATTCCGTTTTCAAAAATCCATTCCTTGCCTTCCATGATTCCATTGACAAAAGCATTTGGAGCAGAAGGATCTGCAACAATGTCAATTGCGGCAAGCATGAAGTCTTCTTGAACTTCTTGGTAGCCGTTCTTGGGACGAAGCGAGCCCATTCCACGGGTGGAAACACCGAGTTGAGCACCTTCATCAATCAAGTTTTTGACGATTCTTCCCATTGGCGTGTCAAGGACTTTTGCCTTTCCGTAGACATTCTTGCCGTCTTCGTGAAGGGTCTTGATCATGTGTGAAACCCTATCAAGATTGACTGTTGGGCCTGTGGGGTGATTTAATTCTCCCATTGCACGGCCCTTTTCAACATACTCGGTAATATAACGACCACATTCCTTTTTGAGTATGCCGCTTGGATAGACTCTGCCGTTGCGATTCTTTACATCAGATTGCATGAAAACACCTTCGATGAAATATGTCTTTTCACCGTTTCCGATGTTCTCCTTGATGTACTTGATATCTTCAGTTAGTTCCGTTATCAGTTTCATTGTTTGTTCCTAGAATTTTTTTGGCAACGGTCTTGTATTGCTCTTCAAGTTTGCTTCCAATCTTGGAATAAAGAACTTTTGAGGTTGTTTCCTTGAAAGAAACCGCATTTTCTTGAATTGCATTTTTTAACATGTCTCTGATTTCGTTTTTCATTGTAATTTCCTGGTTTCTTGTGCAAACTTAATGTGCTGTTTGAATGCTTTCGTATTGTTAAAAATTTCTTGAGTCATTTTTTTTCTGTTTTCCGAATTCAGAGACTCAAACAAATTTTTAACCAATTCTTTTTCATTTTCAGTAATATTTATAACAGAATTATCCTTCAATATTACTCTTCCACTTTCAAAATTTTCCATGAAGTGAATAAATTTTTGTAGTTCGGGTGTTTCTTCTGTTGACTCTTCGTTTTCAAAAAGACGGTTGGAAACTTCTTCTCGGACTGAAAAAATGGATTCATTGAGTTTGACAGCCAATGCTTGTTCAATGTTTTGCTTGAAGTATGCTTCATTTTCAGAAAGCATTTCCCTGATTCCATTTTTTAAAAGTGTTTTTGAGATATCCATTTTAACCCTCTGATTGCTGTTGTTGTGATTCTTGAGCCTGCTGTTGAGCCATCATCGCCAGTTGCTCTTGCTGCATTCTCTGTCTGTCAACTTCCATTTGTTTGTCCATTACACGCATGTCTTCTTCGCTTTGACGAAGAATATTTTTTCTGACATAATCGGAAGAGAAGTATTTGCCGATGTAAGGATCAACAAATTGAACCATCTTAAGACGCTCTGCAAGAATTTCTGCTTCCTTGAGATCCCAGAAATAGTTGTCGGTATTGAAGACATAGTTGATGTCTCCCTTCAATTCTCTCCAATCATCATCGGTCATGACACCCTTGAGAAGAAGTTGAACTCTCAACATGTCGGCAAATAATTTGGTGAAATGATGCCGAATTCTGTCAATGAATTTATAAAACTTTAC